CTTGCCTTTCGCTTTAGTCTTGTCCGAAGCTGGGGTGGAAGCCTTTTTCTTCTTCGGGGGAGCGGGTCCACTGTTGACCTTACTCTTGCCTCCAGTCCCTGAGTTCCGCACTTTAGCAGAAATGAACTTGGAGCCCCCTATCAATCCCGGTTGTTCCGGTCCTTCGTGGACGTCGACGCGGAACCATTCCTGTCTGTCGTCGTCCCAAAGATACCGGTCCCACGGGATCTCAACAACCGCATGATCTCTCAAGCTTCTGTTGAAGTCGGCAACAGAGGCAATACTGTTGTCGACTGTGTTAGTCGGGGTTTCTTCCCCCGACTTGGCCTCGCCATCATATGGCTCGGCCACTTCAGCTGCACCACGTGGTGGTCCAGCTGAACCGGGCCCTACCAAAGGCCCATTGGCACCGTTACCGGTGCCCACGCTCGGCCTCGGCATGAGGCCCCTGCCCTCATCAGGGCGGTGCTCGGGTGAACGTCCCGAGACTTCAAGGCGGCGCCAGAAGGATTGGAGGTCTTCCTCCTTCTGGTTCCGCCCTACTAGAAAGTTGAACAGCCTTCTCTCGAAGCTCATAGGTCGTTTCTTGGCTAAATTAAGAAACAACCCGCGAGCTCAAGAAAAGACAGTCAACCAGTGGCCCCTTTCGGGGCCGTGGTTTTGTGTCTTGTGTCCTGAGCTTTTCGGGCAGGGCGGCTTATAGCTGCCCAACGACACCGGTTTCCAACCTAAGTACTTTCCTTCAATATCACTCGCATTCCACCTAAAAGGCGGTGCGTCTTACGCCTTGCCGTTTCCAACAAGGACTGCGTCACTTACGATACGCGAGTGTCATCCGTTCCATACCTCAATGGCTTAGAGGAAACCGGCCAAATCCGCCTGTGGACGAGGCGGAACCAGCATGCGAGTTTCAACACACACATGCGCCCAACGGGGTTGGCAGTTCATCTCTTCCTGCTGAGAGTTTGTTATGGGAGTCTCGACTCTCCCGACTTTGTTTGGGCGGTGCATTCCTCCGCCTTCTAGCCACCTGCCCTTGGTGGCAGCATCACTTAGGGCGCGCGGAAGCCCGTATGATGCTAACAATCCCGCTTGGTTGGGCTCCCAATCGAGCCCTCGACCCCCTTTCCCACGGGAGTGAAATGGTGAGTGAGTCCTCACCGAACATTGTACGTTAAAGTCCGCACAGACTTCCCCGCCACACTATCGGGGTGGTCCAACCGTTATCGTTGGACCTATGGTGGTTAATGCGAACTTAGCGACCGCTCGCGCTAATTCCAAAGTACTTGCAAGAAAATCTCACCAGTGCCGGGGTCTAACGAAGCTAAATCTCCATTGCCTCTGTGAATGGACATGGTGAGAAATAGAAACTGGTTAGTCCGACTGTAGGAAAATCTCACAAAACCAACACTCGCCTGGCTCTCGGAATTACGAACACCGTAAACTGAACACAAAGGCGTACACATGAACGCTAGTGAATCAGTATACTCAGGCATCGTAATCGAAAGAATTACAGTACGCGTGCTGGAAGCAGACAAGACGCAATAGCCAGGAGAATCCTGCTCTTCGATATAGTAACCGAAAGTGGATTCATGGCCGTTGTCTCGTGTGATTCGGAATCTCGCCTCGCGAGGGGACGGAGCGATCTGCCCGTCCTAGGCGCTGACCGGTTTAAACTCTTGGCCTTGACCAAGAGTATAGACGTTCAGCGAAACGCGTTCGCCTACGGCACCAAGGCCTGCACCCAGTGTCCAGGACAAGTAAGGATTATACACACCTGCTGTAGTTGGCGGTGTAGAATCTACC